CAAAACACTTATTATTGATGACACTTTGGAATGCACACCAAATCATCCATTTTTTAGAGATGATGAGTGGATACACGCAAAAGAATTAAAAGTTGGTGATGAGATTCTAAAGCTTGATGGAAAGTATCATAAGGTGAACAAAATAGAAACAAGTGAAGAAACAAAAACCGTATATAACTTTGAGGTAGAAGACACACATTGTTATTTTGCAGAAGGTTATTTAGCACATAACAAATGTTTCACAGGTGATACGATGATTACATTAGCAGATGGGACTTACACAAGAATAGATGAAATAATGTTAGGGACAGAAATCAAAACTTTAGATGAATCTGGTAAACCACAAAATTCAGGTGTATTGGAAGTAGTAAAAGTATTACACGATAATGTAGTGAAATATAAATTTGATGATAATACAGAAATTAAAGCGACTGATGACCACCCGTTTTATGTTAATGGTAAATTAAAAGCTCCATTAGAGGTTGGTGATATTGTTGAGAATGAAGATTCAAAAGTCATTCAGGTGGCTAGTGTCAATAAAATAGAGGGTGTGGTGGAGACATACAATATTAACAAAACACATAACGGCAAGAATTATTTTGCGAATAGGGTTTTAGTATCAGATGAGTCAGAAACAGAATAAAGATTTTTTATATTCAGTTCAGATTCCAAACTTTTTATCACCAGAAAAATGTGATGAACTAATAAAAGACATTGTAGAATCAGAACAAAATGTAGTTGGTTGTGTTGGAGATGAAAAAGGTGAGAACGCAATCATACCAGAAATCAGAAAAACAGAAGAATGGTATTTATGCAATCAACCTGACAATGAGTTCAGACCAGATGAAACTAATAAAGATTGGAAATGGTTACAAGATAAGATGTTTCAAATGGCTAATCTTGTAAATGATAAAGTATTTCATTTCGATATCAATGGGTGTGACAACGAGTTAAAACTAATCAAGTATCATCACGGTGGTTTTTATGGTTGGCATACAGACTTCAATGCAGGAACTTGTTCAATAAGAAAATTAGTCGGAATTATTCAATTAACAGACCCGAGTGAGTATGTTGGTGGAGATGTTCAATTCGGTATCCAAGACAAAGACACAAAAGAGTGGTATACAATGAACAAACTAAAAGGTTCACTAACTCTTTTTCCAGCATTTTTATCTCACAATGTAACACCCGTTACTGATGGAACCCGATATGTAATTCAAGAATTATTCGTCGGAGACCACTTCAAATAGGAGCAAAATGTATAAACCAATAGATATGAAAAGTTTAAAGTTGAATCAAAACTTTAAATGGGCGATAGAAAGAAAAAACTTTTTTACACAAGAAGATTGTGATTTTTTTATCAAGTTCATAGATGAACAATCTGAAAGAAAACAAGGACACTACACGGGTGGTGTAAATCCTACTTGGAAAGATGATGAAATTATGGACGACAATGTTTGTATGTTAAACATAGGTAAAAATGAAGAACAAAAATATCTTGATAAGTTTTGGAGTGCAATCAAAATAGCAGACGCTACCACATACAAATATAATATCAAAGGAATATACAAAAATAGACTACAAGCACACAGATATGATGTGGGTGATTGGTACAATCCACATTCAGATTTTCATTCAACGGCAGATTTCAGTTCAGTTAAATTAACTTGTATTGTTTTTCTAAATGACCATACAGAATATGAGGGTGGGGTCTTTAGTTTATTTGACGGAACAATTATTGAACCTGAAGTGGGTAAACTAATTATACATCCATCATTTGCAGGACACGGAGTCACACCAATCACAAAAGGTAATAGATATAGTTGTGTGGCTTGGGGAGTTGGAGATACTTTTGTATGATACAAAACGACACATTTAAATTTGTAGTTCATAGGGAGAACTTTCTATCGTTGAGTCAATGTCAGAAGTTGATGAGATACTTAGAAACAGGTGAACCAACTGAATCAGAACTCGCTGGTAATTATGATGAAAATATTTTGAACAAAGAAGTTCGTGATAACAAAGAGGTTACGATTAATAATGAAAAACTAAATAACAAACTGAAAATGGTATTTGAATTATCTAATCAATCTATTTGGAAATACAACATAAAAGAAATGGAAAAAGTAAAAATACTTAGATACGAAAATGGTGGTAAATATAAATGGCATACTGATTCTGGTTCTAAAGAAACTTCACTAAGAAAGCTAACTGCGATTATTCAGTTGTCAGACGAAACAAAGTATGAGGGTGGAAATTTGGAGTTTGGAATTACTGACGAAACAGGTGAAAATAATTACACCGCTCCAAAAACACGAGGTAGTATTACAATCTTTCCAGCGTTCTTATCACATAGAGTTACACCAATCACAAAAGGTAGAAGATATTCATTGATAACTTGGATGTTAGGAGATTGTTTTGTATGAGATTAGCATTATGCATTTGTCCACAATGGTCAGTTCTAACACCATCGTTTGCGATTGGTAGTTTAAAGTCACACATCAAAAATAAAGATGTTGAAGTTGAGCAATTTGACCTAAACATCAGAACATCATTATACACTAAAGAAAATAACATAGAAAAGTTTTGGGATTGGGGTAATGACAAACCTTGGAATTCAGAGAGAAACTTTCAAGAAGAAATTCTACCTTACTTCAAAGATTTATGGCATGAACACATCGAAATACTATCGACATATGATGTTGTGGCATTTACCACCTACACATCAAATATTGTAGCAACAGACTATATCGCCAGATATGTAAAGCAAATGAATCCAAAAATACAAATTTGGTATGGTGGGCCTTACTCTTGGTATGCAGAATCAGCAGGATTAGTTGAGGGTGATAATTATAGAGAGTATGTTGATGTAGCTTGTAGTTCAACGGATGGAGAAAAAGTTATAGCAGATTTAGTTAATCTTTATATGGAAGACGGACACTATGAGAATGTGAGAGGTATTCATCGTTGGGATAAAATATCACCAAGTTTTCCTACGGTATTGAAAAAGGGTCGTAGTGGTAGAAGTCCAGTGTTCAATGGACACGCATTACCACAAAATTTAAACGAATTAGAAATACCAAAGTGGGACAAAGAGATAATGGATTACTATAAAAAATTGACTAAAGAGTCCGATACTGAATTACAATTACCAATGCAAACATCGAGAGGATGTACTTTCAAATGTACATTTTGTAGTGAGACAAGATTATACAGAACTAAAACTAATGATAAAATTGTTGACGAGATGAAAGGATTAACTGAAGAAACTGGCATTAATAATTTTTGGTTTACAGATTCTTTGATTAACGGGTCAATGAAAAACTTTAAGTTGTTGGTAGAAAAATTAGAAATAGAGATGGGTAATGGAACGATACCAAAAATGTATTGGGGTGGACACTTTAGGACACATAGAAAACTCGATGGAGAACTATTAACACGAGCAGTTAATGTGGGACTAAACTATATGAATGTCGGTATAGAAAATGGAGTGAATAAGATATTGGCATTGATGGAGAAGGGACAAACTTCTGATGATGTTAGTCATTTCTTAAAATCAGCGTATGAAAGTAAAGTATTTTTTGTTGGTGGTTGGATACCAGGTTATCCCAAAGAAAACTATATGGACTTTATGCTACAATTAAAATTCTTATATGATAACAGAACATACTTCGGAAATAATGGATTAATAAATTTAATGCAATCAACAGATATATTAAACCATACACCATTAGATGTTTACAGAGATGACTTTGAAGTTTCAAAAGAAAAAACTATATTAAAATCTTGGGTATCAAAAGACTATAAAAATGTATTAATGATTAGACATCTAAGGTCATTCTTAACAGAGGTTATGTTGAGGTCATTTAAGTTTACTAAAGAGGGAGATGATTTGACAGGAAGTGAGTTCCGATATATAAAACCAAAAGAAAAGGGTGGAAACCCACCATATTATAGAGCAAGGTTGATAGAAAATGCATTAGAAACTGATAAAATTGAAGTGGACTTAAAGAGTAAGATAGACGATGACATATTTAATAAAGATTTTTTATTATCCACGGAGAAAAATAACATAGTTGATAAGATTGAAAATGAAATTATAAAGACAATAAAAGGTTTTGCTTGGGTAATGGTAAACGTAACCAATAAATGTAATGTTGATTTTAGGGTTAGAGATAATTTTAGGGGTTTTGGTTTAGAAAACTCTTGTTTTAATTTAAATTTTTCATTAAATTCTAATGGTGATGATTTTAAACTTGACTTTGGATTTGATTTTAAGATTGGGAAAGAGGATAAACAATTATTTAATGAATCAGACAACTTAGATTTTATTGCAAGAAACGAAATACAAATTATTGACAATGTCAATGAATATAAATTTTCTGAAGAAGTTAATGATTTATATTTGGATAGCACAGACTTCAAAAAACATAAGGTATCAATACCACGAGTTCCAATGACAAATCAATACTAAAAAAAATACATTTTCAGATTATTAAAAGATACTTATTTGTATCTAAGGTTATTCACTATGAAAACAAAATCACTATTTGACCATATAAAACAAATTACTAATGTTCAGAACCAATTGTATTGGGATAACATTACAGACGCCGATAAAAAGACTTGGTCTAATTATATGGTTCATAGATTTTTATCGATGAAAGCAGAGTGGATAGAAGTAGTAAACGAAATACAACAATATTGGGAACTGAAACCAAAATCAGTTTACCAATTCTACACAAATATACTACCAAGAGGAAATACATACTTACCATATGTTAAATCTAAGAAAAAATCTAAGATTGAGAAGTGGGCTATGGATATATTATGTGATTACTTTGAAGAAAGTTCAGAAAATATTGAAAAAACGCTTGACATTATGGGTAAAGATGTTGTATATTCTATCGTATCCAA